TCGGCTCTTCCACTGCATCGATTCAGGATCCAGGCTTTCCCCGACGGCCCGTGTTCCCCCGTCCCCCCGGTGGATCTGGCTCTGGAGGAGCTACAGGAGCCGTAGGAGATGTACTAACAGCAGGGCGAGCGGCTCAAGATTTTCTTGGTGAGGCTGGTCAAGCTCTTGGAACCCCACAGGGAAATGTAGGTATCTTAGGCCGACCGCCCCTCCCAATGAAAAAAGGCGGCAAAGTAGCAAAGAAGAAGGCCAGCGGTAAGGTTCGTGGGGTCGGTAAGGCTAGAAAGGGTATTCGCCCGGTCAAAATGGTCAAAATGAAGGGTTAGGAAAATGACGGAAAAAAAGAAGAAGCGGAAGTCAGGTCGTACTGGCCGTACTGGTGTGACTCCAGAAAGCAGACAAAACCTAGCGAACATGGCGAGTGGGGCGTTGGAGGGCGCTCAGTCAGTAGCTTCGTTCCTTACCCCAGGAGCAGGAATGGCAAAAGGAGCTAAGGCACTAGTTAAAAAGCGCGCTAAAAAGCAAGATGATATGCGCTGGAAAACCGGTAAAAAGTCTAAAACTATAGACCTTAAAAAAGGCGGTAAAGTCCATGGCGCTGGTTTAGCTCGTCGCCGTCGTTCGTAAAATGAAGGGCTAACAAGGGAAAAATAGATGGCCACGTCCGGCACTACCGCATTTGATCTGGACTTCGCAGAAATTGCGGAGGAGGCGTGGGAACGTGCCGGGAGCGAAATGCGTTCGGGGTATGATCTGGCCACTGCCCGCAGATCCATGAATTTGATGACCATTGAGTGGCAAAACCGTGGCATCAACATGTGGACTATTGATAGTGGAACGGTGTCCCTCACTGCTGATACGGCGCAGTATAATCTTCCTACAGATACGATAGACCTCCTTGATCATGTAATCCGCACTAATGCTGGTAACACAGCTACGCAGTCTGATCTTACCATAAATCGTATAAGTGTGAGTACTTATGCAGCAATCCCTAACAAGTTAACGACTGGTAGACCGATACAGGTATGGGTCGAACGATTAGCAACTCAACCCCGAATTAATGTCTGGCCTGTTCCAAGTGATGGTTCTTATACGTTTGTTTACTGGCGTATGCGGCGTGTAGAGGATGCTGGTAATGGGGTGGAAACTGCCGATATGAGCTTCCGTTTCTTACCCGCCTTGGTTGCAGGGTTGGCATTTCATATTGCAGTAAAAGTCCCCGCACTTGCAGAACGTGTTGAGATGTTAAAAGGAATGTACGACGAACAATATGCTTTGGCTGCTGATGAAGATCGTGAGAAAGTGTCGGCCCGGTTCGTTCCGCGGATAGGTAGTATCTAACGATGGCGGATCGATTTTCATCGGGCAAAAATGCCATAGCAGAGTGTGATATATGCGGGTTTAGGTATAAGTTGCGAGAGTTGCGTAATGTGTTTGCAAAAGGTAAAGATACCAATACAAAAGCATGTTCTGAATGTTGGAGTCCAGACCACCCACAACACAAGCTTGGGATGTATCCTGTTCATGACCCGCAAGCAGTACGAGATCCCAGAGTAGATTACGCAGGGTACGCGGAAAGTAGAGAGCAAGTGTATTCGGGTTCAAATGCTGCTAAGTTATCTTTTGTTGCCACTGTATTTTTAGGGCAGGTTACAGTAACAACTTCATAGGAGAAATAAGATGCCTAAAGTCGGAAATCAACATTTTGGTTATGGTCCCGCTGGAGTAGCTAGAGCTAAAGCAACCGCCAAAAAACAGGGCGTTGAAGTAGAATATCGCGCTGGTGGCAAAGTAAAGAAGCGCAAAATCAAGGTTCGTGGTACTGGTGCAGCCACGAAGGGGTTATGGGCACGAGGGCCTATGGCGTAGGCTATGAACTACACCGACCTAAAAACAAACATCGAGGATATCTGTGAACAGACGTTTACAGCAGCCCAACATGCTTTGTTTGCGCAACAGGCGGAACAGAAAATATACAATTCTGTTGAGTTGCCAGCTATGCGTAATGTGGATGCAGGGCCGTTAACTGCCACTAATAAATTCTATACTACTCCTGATGATTACCTGTACACTCATAGTTTGGCGATACTTAGCAGTAGTACGACTTATTATGTGTTAAACAAGGATGCTAATTTTCTACATGACGCCTATCCTGTACATACTAGTGCTACGCAAGGATTACCTAAATTTTATGCATATCATAGTACTGTAGGATCTAATGTAAGGTTTCTGCTAGCACCCACTCCAGATCAAAATTATGAAATAGAGCATGTGTACGTTAAGTATCCTACGTCTATAGTATCTGCTGGTGGGACTTATCTGGGGGATAATTTTGATACCGCGTTGCTAAATGGTGCTCTTATGGAAGCAATACGCTTCATGAAGGGCGAAGCAGATGTAGTAGCTATGTACGAGAAACATTTTTTATTGTCAGTGCAGTTGTTGCAGCGGGTTGGCGACGGGAAATTACGGCAGGATTCCTACCGTTCCGGGCAAGCACGGTCACCTGTGTCTTAGGGATAGATCATGGCTATCACCCAAACCATTTGCACATCTTTTAAAGCGGCTCTTCTAGGCGGTGAGATGGATTTTAGTAGCGATACGTCTCAGACATTTAAGATTGCTTTGTATACATCTAGTGCTACTTTGGGGGCTTCTACTACAGCATATAGTACAACTAATGAAGCTTCTGGTACGGGGTATACTGCTGGTGGTGCTACCCTTCCCGTGGCCTCTGGAGTTACATCCTCTGGTACCGTGGCTTATGTAGATTTTACAGACGTAACTTGGAGTTCATCTTCTATTACTGCTAGAGGGGCGTTGATCTATAAATCTGCGTCAGGTAATCCAGCTGTAGCCGTGATTGATTTTGGAGGGGAAGTACAGTCTAGTTCGGGGGATTTTACAATTAGTTGGCCCGCCCCCTCCGCAACAAACGCTATAGTTATCGTGGCTTAGTTATTCGTGAGGTTTTATAAATGTCAACAGCATATAGCACACTTCTAAAACTGGCACTCCCCACTCAGGGCGAGTTAAGTGGTACTTGGGGAACTGTGATTAATGAGAACATCACTAATATGGTCGAGGAGGCCGTTGCGGGTCTTAAAACCATAAATACTTGGAGTGGTAACGCAGCTACTTTGTCTACAGCTAATGGCACCACTGCGGAAGCCCGAGCGGCAATACTGAACCTTACTGATACTGGAACCTCTCTTTCGGGTGCGGCTAATCTTGTCTGCCCCACACTAACTAAAACCTACCTCGTAAAAAACGGGACTGCTCAAACGGTCACGTTAAAGACATCCGGTGGGACGGGTATCGCTGTTCCTACCGGTAAATCCATGTGGTTGTATTGTGATGGTACAAATGTTGTAGAGGGCGTTAATCATGTTGCAGGAGCGTTAACCGTAGCTGGCGCTATTACAGGCTCTTCCACTCTGCAAGGTACTACGATCACAGCTACTACGGCGGTTGTGCCCGACGCTTCCGGGGGCGCGGATCTTGGAACTACGAGTCTGGAATGGGGTGATATCTTCATCGCAGACGATAAGAAGATTAAGTTCGGTAGTGGTCAAGATGTCAGTATGGAGTATGACGAGGATGGGACGGATACGCTCCTCATCACTGGTGATGTAACTATTGCTGACGGCACGAATGATTTTGATATTGCCTCTCATGATGGAAGCAACGGGCTAAAACTAGGTGGTACGCTCGTAGCTAGCACAGCCGCAGAACTTAATATAATGGACGGCGGTACTGTCGCCAGTAGTGTCACACTTGCTGATGCTGATCGTATAGTTGTTAATGACGACGGCACTATGAAGCAGGTGGCGCTCACAGACTTTGAAACTTATTTTGAAAGTGTCCTAGATACCCTTAGTGTAACATCTGTTGGTGCGCTGGATTCGGGGTCAATTACCAGTGGGTTTGGTAGCATTGATACTGGATCTAGTACCATTACTACAACAGGGGCTATTACTGGCGGGTCTTTAACGGCGGATGATGTAGCCATCAATGGTAAAGTTATTACCATGACGGGTTCCGCCAGCGATACTGCTGTGTTCACTGCTGGTACTGATGGAACTCTGTCCATTGTAACAACTGACGCCGCTGCCGCCGCTGCAAATATTACGATAACCGCTGATGGCACGTTTGAAGCAGATGGTACAACGATAACATTGGATTCTTCTGGTGATATTGATCTTAATGCCTCTGGAGGGGATGTATTTTTCAAGTCTGATAGCACCACCTTCGGTTCAGCTACGAATACCAGCGGTGATTTGATTATTAAATCGGGTACGACTACCGCTCTTACTTTTAGTGGTGCCAATGTAACTTCCGCTGGGGTGGTGACCGCAACTGGCTTCACCATCGGTTCAGCGGCAATTACCGAAGCAGAATTAGAAATACTTGACGGCGCAGGGGTTACAACTGCCGAATTGAATTTACTAGATGGTTCTGCGAAATCTACATCTTCAATTACGCTAGCAGATACTGATGCGCTTATTGTAATTGATGGAACTACTACAAAGCAAATACCTGCTTCAGATATTATCGCATACACTAGTGGAGACGCCACTGCTTTAGCGATTGCTTTGGGCTGATATAGAGGAAGGATACTATGGCCAACACATTTAAACTAAAAACAAAAG